CAAACGCGCGCAGGAAGTGGGATATCAACTCCTTATCGTAACGGGTCGACATCACGTTGCCATTCATCCTTTTTATCAGGCACTGGCGTTAGATACACCTGCAATTTGTTGTAATGGCACTTATTTGAGTGTGTGACGCCTATTACAACATTTCCACCCATCTAGGGCAATACGCCAGTATCTAACGCTGTTCCAGTGCTCAACAAGACTCTCTTCACCTTGTTTCGTCGTAGCCGCAAAGCGGTGTACTATCGGAAAAACTACATACCAAAATCAGGTGAATCACTACATGGACTATCAGGTAATCGCCCTTGATCTGGACGGCACTTTATTGACGCCAGAAAAAACTATTTTACCAGCCTCATTAACTGCCCTACAAAATGCCCGTAAATCAGGGGCAAAGGTTGTCATAGTTACCGGACGGCACTTTGTAGCCATCCATCCTTTTTATCAGGCATTAGCACTGAATACACCAGCTATATGTTGTAACGGTGCTTTATTGTACGATTACGCCGAAAAAAGAGTTATTGCCTCAGACCCATTACAACCAGAACAAGCTACTCAATTAGTAAACCTACTTGATAGTTACAATGTTCATAGTCTGATGTATGCCGATGATGCCATGTTTTATCAAAATCAAACGGGGCATATTATCCGTACAGAAAATTGGGCTAAATCTCTTCCAGAGTCACAACGTCCAGTATTCAAACAAGTACCCTCTCTTAGTAAAGCATCGCAAGATGTTGATGCTATATGGAAATTCGCCCTTACTGATTCTGATACTGAAAAACTACATCGCTTTGGTCAGATAGTAGAGCGTGAGCTTGGCCTTGCTTGTGAATGGTCTTGGCACGATCAAGTGGACATAGCACAAGCCGGAAACAGTAAAGGTAAACGCTTGGCACAATGGGTAGAATCGCAAGGCTTATCTATGAGTCAGGTTATGGCCTTTGGTGATAATTTCAACGATCTAAGTATGTTGGAGACTGCTGGCCTGGGTGTTGCTATGGGTAACGCTGTTGATGAAGTGAAAGCGTGTGCTGATTTAGTAATAGCTAACAATACGGAAACTGGAATTGCTGATGTATTAAACCAGTACTTCGAAATCGTTAGGGAAGAAGTGATGTAGTGGCTTTGACGTGAGGATATAACCATGACAGAAGAACAATTTGAACGGAATTACCCAAGAGACCAGTACAACTACGTCCGAACCAATTTCAGGAAAAGAGGTTCTCTTGGACAAACTGAAATAGAGTCATTTGATATCGTTTCTATCGCCACTGGTGAAACCGTTCTACAGGCTACCCGTACTGAACATACGAATCTGAGAGGATTGAACACTACAGTAGATTGGGATTGGTAATGATGGAATATTTCTTAGATGAAAGTGGTAACACAGGTGATTTGATTAACAAAAAAAATGACATGGGATTTGCTAATCAACCCCTTTTCACTCATTCATGCGTTGGAGTGCCAGAAGGGAAAATTAGAAGAATAGAAGGTTTTGTACGTGCACTAAAGATAAGACACGGTATAGATGAATCAATTGAACTTAAATCCCAAGATTATTATATTAAAAACCCTAAACTAGTATACGAATTGATTGATTTTGTAGTTGATGAAAAATTCACATTAGTATGTGAAGTAATGGATAAAAAGTGTAACGTGGCTGTTTCAATAGTGAATCACTTTATAGTACCGACAATGGAGAATGCAGATAGTAATGAATCGCTGTTAGTAAGAAACATACTAGTAGATATAATTAGTACATTTGCACCAGAAATTTGTTTCACAACATTCTCTGAGTTATGTAAAGACCCTTGTGAAGAAAAGTTAATCATATGTATTGAAAGCCTGAAAGAATTCTTTTCTAGTGATGATAATCCACTAGATGGTGATGGCGACACATGCAAAATGTTCGAGAAAACCCTAAAAGAGTTTGAATACAGGAAAGGTAGATTTTCAGCAGAGGTTGCAATTAAATGGTTTGTACCTATTCCAGATTTAGATAGTAATGGAAATGTTATAAAGCTACTACCTAACGTACACAGCTTTTACAACCAGATTGCTCGCCTCAATAAAATTCATAGAAGAAAACTATCCGATATCATATTAACACATGATACATCTAGTGAGTTTGCTAGTACCTTTAACTTTTGCATCTCAGATATAAAAACAATAAATGTAGACGCAATGCCTAAAATCCCTTACTATGATTTTAAAGTTATTGAAACTCCAACTTTGATATTCAAAGATTCTAAAGATAGCACTGGCATACAAATAGCAGATATAATCGCTGGCTTTTTGAATAGATATGTACATGGGTTACTGTACAAAGGTATACAAATGGACGCTATATATCATGAGACATTCAATAGAATTATAAAACCTAATCGTAGTCCAGATCCTAAAGGGACAAACTTTGTAATTCCATCGAGCAAACGAAATTGGTTATTCAGTCAATTTAATCTCTAACAAAAAAGCCCCGCAAAGGGGCTTTAATTTAGCCACCACCAACCATAATCAATAGTACTTGCATAAGTTGACCAAGTGGCACTTGAATTACTACAATACCAAAGGCATCAAGTACTGGTACTATGATCCAGTTATATAGAATGATTAAGGTGAGCACAAATCCTAGAGCATTACGCCAATGGAATGACACCTTTTCAATCTCTTCTTTGTTCGTTTCTATCTGCCCTTCAGCATTTGTTTTTTGAACTTCCTGTTCTAAAGTTTTATGCTTTAGAAAGAAGTTAATTCCTTTTGTTAGTATCCCTAAAATTATATTAATCATAAGTCATCCTTGTATTTGGCAAACACAAGAAACTACGCGATGACCTTTAAAGATGTGGTTGTAAGATAATAGTACCTTTACTTCTAATTGTTCTTTTAGTAGTTCAACCATCAATACATCATCCTCATTTACTTTAGGTGTTGTATGATGATGAAAACTATATACGACTAAATCACCTTTTGTTTTATCTACTTTCTTTTTTATGAGCCTACTACCAGATAGTGCTTTATCATATGGTAATGTTACACTTACTGGTTGGATTGTCTGAAAAGAAAAATCTGTTAGTACAGAATGATCATAACATGGGAAATTTTCTAAGTTATCCATCTTACTTCCTCCAACGGTAATCAAACGTACCGCGTAATGTTCTTAATTGTTCTATTACTTGCTTCTCGGTTTCATCATAGAAATCAAACAATGGTTTTCTACCAACGGAACCATAATAACCAATCACCCTTTGTTCACGTGCCAGTTTAGGATTACGTTTAGAGGATTTCTTGGTAGTGTCGATTAAGTACGTGTTACCGTTCTTACTCTTCACCTTTTTGTATTTATCACTCTTGGTTCTTGAACGTAGCTGTGTAATGTTACCTTGCTTAGTTAACTTAGCATTCTGGTACGGTATAATCTTACCTTCATTAACACGTTTATATACTGGATCAAGAATGTACTTTAGATATGATGCTTGATTAGGTAGTAGAATGATTTGGTTTACTGTCTTGAACTCACTTATCTTTCTAAAGTTAAAGTACATACTCTTTCCAGTAAAAGCGACACCACCACCCGCAACATCATTATCAATCTTTCTTTGAATGTGCTGTGTAACAATACGCATACGGCTACTTAATTCTTTTTTAAATTCTTTCCCTATCTTTGGGCTATTTTTGTTTATGAACCGCTTCATATCATTAGGACTATTGCTGTTTCTCCAAGCCATATCTATTCCTTAATTGAGTATTTCATATAATGATTGAAGGATTCCGCGAATACGTACAGCATCTTTCCCACTTGGTAATCTTGCCTTATGCATTACGGCAAGGTTTAGATTACCCGTTTTTAGTCCTTCGTTTATGATTAATGCTGTTTCTACGAATAGTGTTTCTTTCATTGTGGGGAAAGCCCACAAAATGGTTCGAGTATAATTCACCCCTTCTTCAATCTTGGAATTAACTATCTTTGAACTTGAACTGTACTCACGCCATCCGTTTTCTATTGAATTATCTTTTAGTTTCTTAATGTCCTTAACTCTCTTGTACATCTGTTTGCTACCTATGTAGCTTGTGTTATCTTCAAATTGGAACAAATACACGAATCCTACATAACTACCGTTTGTTAATTCCTTCTCACTCCAATCTTCGTTGTATTGCCATGCTTCCATATAAATACCTTATAAAAATTATCATAAGGTATTTATTCAATGGATATAAAAACACGACTAATAGATTATGAGGGATCACGAGCATATCAAACACGTATGGGGTTCTTTAGAAACAACAAGTATTATCCATATAAGGATAGTGAAGGGTTCTTAACCGTAGGATTCGGGCATAAAGTACTACAAGGTGAAAATTTCTATAATGGTATTACTGAGATTGAAGCACTTAGACTACTTGATAAAGATATTGCTATAGCAGAAAGCCAGCTAAGTAAACTAAACCTAACCATTCCTAAAGATTGGCAAGACTTCATGATCATCATGATTTTTCAACTTGGTCTATCTGGAACGATGAAGTTTAAAAAGATGATTCAAGCACTTCGTGATGCCAACTACCCCGAAGCAATTAAACAATCTAAAGATTCTCTATGGTATCGTCAGACACCTAATAGAGTTAATGCGATGATCGCACAACTAACAAACAAGTAAAAGAAAAGGGATAGTATCTGTTACGGCACTATCCCTTTTTTGTTACTGCTTTGATTGTTCAAGAATCGTAATAATTCGCTCAAGTTTGATATCCAATTCGTGAATTTGAATTTCAAGGTTTCTCAAAGTTTCTTTCATCTTGTCTTGTTCGTCGCTTAGACGTGTAATGTTACTATCTTGTACCGCAATGGTAGTTTCAATATCAGACACACGACTTAATAAATCATTAGTATCTTTTGTATTGTCACGAAAAATAGTATATATCAGTACCAAACCACTAATAACCAAAGCAAGAATTGTTCCCATACCCATTTAGTACTTCCCTATTTTATATTTTTGGTAATAGTATTTATTACGCATTATATAAAGGCTGATCACCAGCACGATATAAGAATGATGACCAGTTAGCAGGAACATTAAGTGAAGCAATACCACTACGTGAAGTTGTACACATCACATAGATATAATTCCAGTTACCACGACCTACAGGCGGAACATATATAGAATTCAATCTGAAAGATGTAGAACTACCACCGTTACCAGCATCATAATAATAGAGATTAGTTAAACCAATTCCATCACCACCCATACGAATATAGAAGTATTGACGTTCATATGAGGTTAAACTAATTGATAAATCACTATCAAAATAACGTGGAAAATCTTCACCACGAATACGCAACGCTATATAGTGTTGGTTTGCTACTGGATCTAATGCGGCCTGACCACCTGAAACAGTACGTGAACCAAAGATAAACGGTACAGGGTTGATACCCGTCGATTGAGGACGGCAAATGTCACCTACGATACGTGCGGCACTTAGAGTACCAAGAATGTTACAGTTTTCATTGATAGTAACGTTGTTAAGTACACCAGAAGTTGCCTGGATATTCCCACGTACAGTTACGTTACCAAAGTTGGCTGTACCGTTCTTGTTAATCATCCAACCGTTTACACCATCCCAATTACTGGATTGTATCTGCTGGCTGATCTTCGCTGAGTCGATCACGCCGTCCATGATGTGGGCGTTACGGATAGCGGCATTGGCAATTTTAGTATTGTCGATTGCGGCATCCTGAATTTTCGCACGGGAAACGGAAAGGTTATTTATCATAGCCTCATTGATGCTCGCTGATGCTATCACCGCTGAGTTGATATAAGTCTTACCCCCCTGAACCACAAAAGGATATACCCTGTCTGATAGCTTGGCACTGTCTGTACTTATGATGCTAAAGCGATCCGCCATGACGGTAAACACCGATGTTTTTTCATCTGCTGCTAAGGCAATGCCCGTTACGTTACCGTTGTTTGATACCTGTAGCTGCCAGCGTGAACCAAGTTCATCTACGATCTGTTTCTCAACAATGCCAGTAGCCGTATCACTGTTAAGTAGACTATCAATAACGTCTTCGTTCAATTTACTGTACGGTACTTTCGTGTTTTGGTTAAAACCGATAGTAGGCGACCATACCAGTTCATCCTGGCCGAACACGTCATAGGCTGCTACACGTGCGAACCATGAACCATCTTCAATACCAAACGATGCTGAATAGCGGTTAGCACTACTAAAGTACTTCGAGCCTGAGCTAAACCCCTCATCAAGTGCGATTTGAAGAACTACCCCCGCATAATCCGGTACGTTTGATTCTGTCCAGTCAATGAACACGGAATCATAACCACTCTTCAAATTGATCCCTAACAACTGTGGATGCTGTGGGTTACTAACTTCAATCTGAACTTCTTCACTATAGATACCTGTACCCCAACCATGAGCGATGATCCCAAACACACGGTAACGGCTAAGGCCATCACTGGTATTCATTGAATATGAGTACGTCCAGTTGCTTGTAGTGGTGTAGTACGATGTGATGTAGTTCCTGTATCGGTCATACACACGAATTTCATAGTGTTTGAAGAAATCAGCAAATGTTTTCCCATTTACGGCTATGTTAGCCTGATCATCCCAACGGAAAATAAAATCTTGAGCATACGTCTGGTTTAAACCTACATCATCATTCATCATGTCAAGGTTAGTAATCTTCGGTAATGCGAATATAACTTGTGGTGTTTGATTATAGATTGCTACTAAATCGGATGAATAACCTAATGTGTTATACGCCTCAATAGCAAAATCGTACTGTACACCATATAAAAGATTTAATATCTCAAAGCTCGTTGAGTACTGCCCTACGTTACCAATGCTGATCCAAACACTGGAATCACTGCGTTTATAACGAATCTTATAACCACGTACAGTTGTATCCTGTGATAAATCCCATGTTAATAGAACGGTGTTACCTGATGCCGTAGCCCCTAAGCGTTGAGCCTGTAGGTTACTTGGCGGTTCTACGTATGTTGGATTAGGTAGATTGGTCAATCCATCTTGTGGGAATTGTCCCGGATCTTTTCCTTGATATATACCATCATCATATGAAATCGCTGTAATCTGGATAATGCCTGTTTTATCTACGGTCATTGGTACAGTACGTTGAATACATCTGTACTTATTATTACTAAATCCAGCTTCTTTAAAATCAATTGTAAACACATCATATACTTTCATGTCTGTTACATAGGTATTGAAAGTAATCGTGTTCGTAATGTACTTTGATTTCAGTAATTCAATGTTACTAAGAATAGCAAGCTGATTTTTATCCTGTACCCAAAGATAGTTTAAATCCTTCTTGATAATATAACCATCTTTAGCAATGGATGCGTTACTAATGGCATCACTTGGATAACGGATAATATCTTGTGAATAGTCATTGCCTGGGTTTGTATAAGTACTGTCCATTGTATTAAAATAGTCAGACTTAGAACCCGTTGTGATATTAACACTACCAATAATATTTGTTTCATCAAAATGTACACTTGGAATATCTGGAGCATCAACGGTTAGATAGTACTTACCATTTGATTCATAAAGTACACCACCAAATGTTTGTAGAATATTTTCAATGTTTTCCTTAAAGGATTTATCATATTGAATATTACCATTGGAATAGAAATGATTCTGAGCACAATAGTTTGCCATATTACGGAAACTGGTAATATCAATATCATTTGGATCAAGACCAAAACCAAATTCTGTATTCGTGATAAAGTCATATAGTTGGCTTGGTGGGTTTGAACTTGGTTTACGTACATTATCAGTTAAGTCATAGATCATACGTCCACGCATTTCTACCGATAACGTATAGTTCTGGTTCGTTAGAATACCGTCAATCAATGAATCGTTGGTTTTCTTGATCACGGTACAGATCTGTACAAGACCATCACCACGCATGTTGTCAGTCCATTGACTACCGCCATATTGACGGGCAAGCGTCATAGAACCACCGTAGGACGGCTTACCGAAACGTACTTCAATCTGTAGGTATTTGCGGTACTTCTCAATCATCATTGAGGTAGGTACTATCCCCTCAGTGGTGATGTACGCACCATCCATGAGCACCGGAGCATTATCAAAATAGATCTGCTTGATTACGCCTTGTGACTGTTCCCCTGGTACTTGCCCGATTTCACCGATACTGATCGCATGTACCGTACATAACTGGTTTGAAGTACCTTTATAGACGTTCTGCCATACGACGATAGAGCCTAACTTGTTATATGCTACTTCTGTTGCGTTGCGATTTGATCCGCCATAGCTGATCGGAATACCGGTACTTGGCGATGTTGATCGGGCGTTATTGCTTCCCGTACTTGGGTACGATACCCCCATTTGACCTACATTCATCATCTGTGATGAGCTGATGTAAGATAGTGCTGCTGTACCAATACCTATAGCTATTACTGCTGCTAAAGCTAAACCTGCTGCGTATGCCGCTGCTGCTGCTGATGCCCCTGCGATAATAGCTACGGCTACTGTTGCTATTGCCATAGTTATTCCCCTTTGAATCTATATATTTTGTCTTTCTCATTTGGGATATATTGAGATACGATATAATTTGTTTTATCCTCGGATAAAATTATGACTTTCCCACGCCAATAAACAGTACTGTGACCTGATGAGATAACAATATCCCCATCAAGTGGCTCTGTTACTAATTGGCCTTTGTCTTTACACAATAGAAGTAAGGTAGAATAGCTACAGTTTTCTTTAGCATATTTTCTACCTGCTGTTGGTGTTGTGTATTTTTGATAGATTTCATCACGGTAATTACTGCCAGTGATCATATCAATTACTGTTAGCACCATGATATGACAATCATTAGTACCGTACACTAATGGTTCACCAACTAAACCACTTAGGTACTCTGTTATAAATCCATTTTTCATTATTTCTTACTACTCTTCCAGAATTGTTCTGAACTATTTAGTATGCCAATTAGGTCAAAGAACTTATCACCAGTATGTAATGATTGGTGTACTGATGTACTGGATAGCAGGCGTTGTGTTTGGTCTAACTTCTTCCACAATGAATTAAGATTTACTGTTGTTTCATTAGTGGTATTACCTGCTGTGTTGTTGAAGTCTGAACTAAAGTAATCAATGTAACCACTAAACATACGATAGGCATATAGAATCCCCCCTGTAGCTGGGTTAACTATACCCATCCAGATATTAACTTTGGCATCATTCCATAAACCACGTAACGCCATAGATAGATAATCCTGGCTTACGTTACTTACTTTCAATGAAGTACCGTTATTGTTGATTTGGTTCTTTTCTACATAGTTAGCAAATGATGAATCAAGAAAATCAGGTACGGACTTATAGTTAATTCCATTATAGTTCTGGTCTGCTATGGCATCAGTTAGATATATGTTACTGCCAGTAGGTGGAAGTACATCTATTAGCTTTACCATAACCCCACATTGATATAGTTCTTTCTCTGTTAGTACGGTTTTGTTATCGCCTCGTGTAAGATTCCAGTACGCGATAAGATCCGCATTAGTTAGTACATTGCTTGGAATTGACATAAATTAACCTCTGATGTTTTCGGTTGCGTTTATTGTCACTTCCATTACGTTAGTACTTGGCATCTGATATGCTGCGTTCTGTGGTGTAAGAATAAATGAACCTTGAATATTGTCATATTTCATTACTTCCCCAAGTTGGATGTTTTTGATTAATCCAGGGAAGATAGTAATCACGTTGCCAGTGTTGGCTATGATTCGGTATAGTTTCTTGTGTCCGTTGAACTGAACTAACGTACCAACTTCAAGTGTATTAGCATTAACAGCAATAGATGTTGCCCCCGCCGCCCTTGCTGCTGTTGCCTGTACTTGTGATGTTTGAGTACCATTGTATGTACTCCACCATCCAAGAGGCATAGAGAACGGTTTACCCTGACCATATAAGGCGTAGAAGTTAGCAAGTTCAGCACGGTTCATCTTGTTCAAGGTAACTTTGAAACTAAGGGTAAAGTACTGCGAACCAACAACACGTGTAATAGTTTCACCTGTCCATGTCTGGTTTTGGTATTGCGGTATATTGTCCGTCAACATGAACTCACTAATAAGAGTGTTATTTAACATATTATTATTCCTTTAATAGTTAGCCCGCAATCCATGTGGGCTATATGATATTTATACGTTATTCTTCTGAGATTTACGTGTTGCCTGAACAATAGTATCAGCGTGTTTATCACACATCTTTTGGAAATCTGAATCTGAGATTTGACCATTACTATTAATGATTAATGGTGCGTCAATCTTAATATCACCTGATTTACTACCATCCTGATTACTCAAGTATTTTGTTAAATCCTGGTTTAGTGATTTACCTACTACACGTTCACCTTTTTCAAGATTGTATGTACCAGTACTTGGTAGTGAATCCCATCCATCGTGGGCTTGCCCCTGGATAGCTGTACCTTTGATAGTACGGACAATGGAAGCACCTTGAGCGGCTACCTGTAGACCTGCTGCGATCCCCATAGGCCAACCAAGCTTGATAGCCTCGGATATGCCCTGTTGGATGTTGATCACTGCCTGAGCAATGGCAATACCTTTACTTACGGCAAAAGCTGCCTTAGCCGCTGCTGATGACTCTCCGAATACACCAGCCATGATAGTACCTACATCGCCAGCACCCGTAGCCCACATACCTAAAGTACTGGTTAATGCGTCTGCGGTTAATCGACCACGTTTCATATCGGCGTTGGCCTGAATCGCGGTTAGCTGATCCTGGTACTCCTGGAACCCAATTACTTTGGCATCGTATAAAGCTTTAGCCCCATCCTGGTTCTCTTGCTGCTCAGTGTTTACTTGCTGTACTTTCGTTGGATCTGGTGAGAAGTCTAACGGGTTTGTATACCCTAATCCCTGACTTGCTGTGTCACCTGTCCATGTCTTACCCGCTGCCGCTGCTTTGGCTTTAGCTTCTGGTGTGGCATTTGGATCACTGGCAATTGCGGCAATGTTTTGTGCTTGTTTTAAACGGTCTGTTTCCGCAAGCATTTCATCAATCATAGTTTTGTACTTAGTCGCACGGCTTTTATATTGCTGATCTAGCATTGCTGTAATTTCGGTTTCACTCTTACCAGCTAATTTACCTGCTGTAATGATACGTTTTTCAATTTCATCTTGTTCATAGTTGAAACGAGTAATACGTATTTGAGCTTCATTAGTACCGATCTGTGATAAGGTTTGTACTAATAATGCTTTTGCTCTTTTAGTTTGCTCATTAATTTTATCTTGTGCGGCTTGTGCTTTCTTGGCTGCTGCTTCATCTTTCTTAGCTTTATCTTCACGTGCTTTATCTTCATCGGCTGTTAGGCTTTTTATTAACTTCTCACGGTTAGCTTTATAACCTTCATCAAGTTTAGCTAAATCGGCATTCATTGCCGCTTCATCACCTTTGTAAGCACGTGCTAAAGAATCTTTAATCGTTGCTCGTAGTTGTTGGTGAGTAGCATCAAGAGTATCAATCTGTGCTTGTGTCTTTTGCTTTGCTGATAGATAAGGTTTCAATGCTGAATCAATAACACTTTTATCTGAACCCTTGTTATATTGCTCTTGTTGTTTGGCTAAAAGATTATGTGCGGCATCAAGATTTGCTAAAAGATTCTCAAAGGTTTTGTTATTAGCTTCTTGTTGCTTCTGTTGTTCCTCTACCACCTGAGCACCATAGATAGAAGAGTTTTTCTGTATTTGCTGTTGGTACTGTTGTTGGTATTCCTGTACGGCCTGTATACCCTGCTTACTCGTAGCTGCTGCGGCTGCTGCCACTGGCTTACTGTTGAGTATCTTAGTCATTAGATCAAGAATATCAGCAAGGCTTTTAGCAACAGGGGCAAGCGTTGAATTTCGCCACGCATCCCACGCTCTTGATAGATTATTAGTTGCCGTTCTATATTCTTCAAATTGTCGTGATTGCTCTTCTGTTAACTGAATAGTTTCATTAGCAAGGCTATTTTGGTACTCTTGTTCGCTACTGAATTCTTTATATACAGTCATGCGTTTAGTAGCATCGTTAGCTACAGTTTCCATCATCTGTACAATCTGAGCCTGACTAAAGCCCATTTGTTTAGCTTGATAGTAAATCTTAGCAATAATATCTTCACCGCTTTCTGCTGCTTTCTGTAACTCAAACATATTCAACTTCAACGGTTGAATTACATCGGTTAGCATAGAGCCAGCGTTATTAGTGATAGCATCGCCTAACTTATCCTTAGCATCTTTCATCTGATCGGCTACTTGATCCATAGTTAGACCTACGGACGCAAACATATTAGCCGCTTGTTGGATCTGTACTATGCCAGTTTGTGATAGTGATGCTGCCTGAAAGACTTCAAACGCCTTTTCTGATTGTTCTTGTACGTTAGCTAATGTGGCGGCAATGGCGATACCTGCGACCCCTACCGCACCAGCAAAACCAGACATAGCTTTAGCCGTGGTTGATAATCCGGTATTGAAACCACCAAATACCCCGCCAGCACGATCACCAAAATCACCTATATCATTTGCCGCGTTTTTTAATGATTTTTGTAGTCCAGATTCATCACCTGTGATTTCAAATATCATTGATTGTTTATTATTGTTTGCCATTTGGCTTTACTCCCATCCAATTAAGCATGTTTGCTTTTTGTTGATCTGCGATCTTCTTCTCCCTTTCTGCGTGTTGTTCAGCTAAGGTTTTATTTGAAATAATGTTCAATGAATCGAGTTCATAGATACTAAATTTCGGTATATCTTCTTTCTTGATATTGCCAGTACTTAACCATATTGCCTGTAGTAGTTCTGTATGCCTGATTTGTTCAATTTGCGATGAATCAGGATCAACCGATTCTTTGAATACTAATAGGTAGAAGAAAAGCAAAACGGGCATAGTGTAGAGATCATCCACACTACACCCGCTGTTATACAATAAAGATAGTGATAGTCTGAGAATCGGATCGCGTCTTACTTTACCTCTACATCCTCAACATTAAAGGATTTGGCAAACACTTTACCGATCTCGGCATTTAGTTTTAGTTGTACTGTTAAATCAACATTCTGTTCAACTTGTTCAGGTGAATCAAAAATCTGTTTACCGCTTTCATCAACCACACAATAGAAGATCGCTTTATATGGATCTGAAACTTCTGCGTGTTGGGTAATTGATGGTAGTTTGATGTATACGGTACATTCTGGTGTAAGTTCTACTGGTGTTAACTTCACACCAATAGCTGTCATAAGATTAGTAAAATCCATTTCGCTTTATCCTTGTTAGTTAGTTTGTAGTATTTAGTACTTACGCACCAGTAACTTCACCAACCGCAATTGGAGCACCAGTAACAGAAACTACGAAATCACGAGTAACCACACCATCAAAATCACCGTTAACTACATCTGAACTTACATAACCGTTTACGATGCTGTAATAAGCCGCACCATCTTGATCATCGATGTTCTGATAATAAGTAACTTTAACTTGAATTAGGGTTTGTGCTGCTGCGGCTGCCGCAAGCATTTCTTGACCTGTCGCACCTGGTTTCCAGTTAACAGTTAGTGTTAGATCCGGTACTGAACGAGAACCAAGCAATTTTTTAGCGTACTGTTGACCGAAAGTGTTTACACTAACAACGTTAGATTCAGCACCCGCCGCTGATGGAAAAGCACCAACTTCTTCAACAACAGTAAAGGTAGTTGCTTGACCGCCACCAGTAGGAGCAGTTGCGATTTCCACTTTGACATTATTGCCTACAAAAATAGAATTAAAAGCCATGTTTAATATTCCTTTATATATTTGGGGCATCATTCCTTGATACCCCTTCTGTTTATTTATATATGTTGGTTGTAGTACTTCATGTAAAGTGCTAAACCTCTTAGTAGTTCACCTGTATAGAATCCAAAGAACATTGAATTGTTCTGTGGTGTTGTAGGTGTGCCACTTCTGATAGCTGATGACCAGCCACCATTCATTACGTGATTAGCTGAAACTACGTTATAGTTCTGTTGAATTTCCGCGAATAGTAAATCAAGTAATTCGTGATCTGGATAACCTGCTATTGCCATCATTGAAGCACCAGCAAGCCATAAACCAGACATATGACCCGTAAAGCCATCATAGATAACTTCACCATCATCTTTAAATCGTGTTGGTGCGTGACCATCATTATTTTTCATGAACCACTTCAAGTAATTCATCCAGTTTTGACAGTACGTAATAATGTTCTGCGGAATGGCATAATCACCGCGTAGATATAGTTCATGGACTACATCACAACCACCAAAGAACGCACGAGGTTCATAACCTGACCATGCTTCTTCGTACCAGTGCTGCATAATGAATTGATCCGGTTGTCCATCTGGTGAATATGCTAATGCGTCCTGACGGTTCCATACATAAGCCTGAGCACAAGGACCAGGTAAAGTAGGATGAAATTTATTAGTAAACCAGTCCTGAGCATCACATAGGAACTTAATACTATTATTTAGTCTGGTTTGATCAATTGTAGTACCTTTGAAACACCATATAGCGGGTAGTTGATAACCTGGATAAGGTAGACCACGCCAACCGGAATACAGTTGAGCATATGGATCTGTGATGTTACTGAATGGTATTAGTCCTGGAGTATATGAAAGACTATCAAGCATGTAATTACGGATTACACAATCACCTAAACGTGCTGTATATCCACTACTGGTACTATCGTTGAAAGTTAGAGAAACCAGTACGGAATAATCACCTGTACCACCATCATTATAAAGTGCTGGCAGCTCGTTAACACAATACCAATCAATACGACCTGAGACACCATCAACCGGATCGGTATCAAGTAAAAGTGTAAACTCTTCACGTCCTGTTAGCGTTGGTTGTCCTGGCTGTTCATCACCTTCTTCATGATCCGGTTGATATGAACTTAATTTAAAATCCAGTACATTAAACGTTTGTGTTACCCATGCCCCGTTACTTGCTGGAAGCATAGCCCACCAACGCCAACCAAGATCATCAATAATACGGATATTAAAATCATCAGCATATGTTCTGTATGTGAATGTGTTTAAGTCCTGTGTTTCATCATCAAAGATCCAGAAACCTACCGTAGAGCTACCGTCAGAATCCATAGTGGTAGAAATCACGTTGTCATAGTACGTTCCAGCGATACCGGAAACATATTGAAGTGAAGTTACTGTATTATCCCCATAATCGGAAATCATACGCATATCTGCGGTTAGGTACTGTCCACCATCAGGTTTAGCAATACGGGTAAAATGGTTCATTGGAATATCCATTGAAATAATACTATTATCAGTATTTGTAATGGGTAAACCACAACGGTATCTAATAGCACCATCTTCTGTTTTTGTTTTATTAACTGTCATTGCTACAGCAAGGCTTAACGGCTTGCCAGTTGTATCAACACCACTATATTCTACATGAAATGATGAACTATTATTAAACTTGAACCATATAGATTGTTGTTCAAGTGTTGTTTGTGCTGAGGCACTTTGATTAATGACAATATAGCCATCTGAATCACGTGAATATGATGCTACTTGATCATTTGGATAGAAATAATCATATGAAATACCATCTGTAAAAGGCGTTAAAGCAATAGCACTTTTACGAAAGAACATATCAAATTTATCAATATCAGAATAACCAGTACAAGTAATTAGTGAATTCTGCCATGCTAAGTAATAGATACGTTCGCCTGTAATATCCCATAGTAATTTACATGCCTGACAGAACCACAATTCAGCATCTGAGGCGTTATCAGAGAAATCAAGCGAACCATAGTTATCAATAGGTACGTTTACTGGCCTGTTGTGCCAACGTTCATTACGCCCCATAAGATAGCCACCCTCTGATACAGGATTCTTTGTGGCGTAGTTGAATCGGTAATTGCCGTTTATAGACGTGTCTTTGAGCTGGACTGTACCGATCTGGCTTGTTAGCCCTTCTGCCAGTACATCACCATTGCTATCTACCTTGCGGCCTGTACGGTCAACAATCCAGTCAACATCATAGGTAGGGGCTTTGGTATCCCAATCAATGCTATCTTCACTGGCTAACCAGGCATAGGCAGTTGCGTTAACCTGATTCCAACCAAGACCCGCCCTTTCTGGAAAGGCAAACCATACAGCATCGAGGTATTCACCGTAGTTAGGTGAACCATGAGGTATCTGTGTTTGTCCGTTCGTCCATGTGAACAATACGCCCTTGAACCCGCCATGAGTTGGATACTCTGGATCTAATGGGTAATGTGCCAGTACTGGAGCCTTACCATTACAGATCCAGTTACAACGTAGTGAACCATTAGGTGGATCGGGGAACGTCACACCACGGAAGAATGCCATGTGATAGGCGTTGAAAAGGTCTTTAGCACGTTGTAGGTAGTACGGTTCTTTGGTTGCCTGATACGCATAGATAGCACCAAGGATTGCTAAGGATTGTCCTTCTGTAGTTGCGTCACCGTCCGGTTGTGCTTCCCATCCTGTTTCCGCTATAAAGTGCCTGTTGTTACATAGAACGTTCTGAGGGTTTAGTACATAGTGATCTGTTTTATTGTCATTAACTAAACCCGTATTACGTTCTAAAAATTTCCAATGCCCTTCAATCATCTGTTGGGCATTGCTGATATTTTGTTTTCTTATCATTCTTGTAGATCCGCCATTAGTAAGGAGCCGTACCAGGTACTCCCCCCATCGACAGTTAAGAATTGAATTACATCAATTGAGTTCTGAGTAAAGGTTAATACTGGTTCACGACCATAAGACCAAATAACATTAGAAGGCCATGAAATTTTATTTGCCCCTGTTCCTTGTGTTAAACACATAGTAATAGTTTGGCTATTTAAGTTGCTTCCACTGGCATTGATTACACTTAGTTGTGTTACTGCTGCGGTTAGTGTTGCTTTGAAAACACGTTTACCATCAGACATATCAAGTTCTAAAGTATCTTCTACGTTATTTATTGTTAGGAGGTCTTGAGTGATAGTAACTTTGGTATCAATGTTCGCTTGTAGTGCGGCATCTTTAGCATCAATTTGTGCTTTTGAATACGTTCCAACATCGTTATAGTTCAACGTTACGTTACTATTAAGAGCATAACCGTTAATCGTAGTGATACGTAACGCAAACAATCCGTTACTTTCAGTACGGGAATATACATCACTAATATCTGCTGCTACCAATTGAATGTTAGTACCAGATAATGGCTTGTTATTGATTAAGAACGTCTTAGGCACATAAGTACTATTACTAAATGCCAATGATGCCATATCAGTTAGTTGTGCGGCGGTTAGTGTAATATTGCTACTTAAAGGCAATCCGTTAACAGTAACCGTTTTAGCAACAAAGGTGTTATTAACCTGAGTCTGTGAATATACATCAAGAATATCTGCGGCTACCAAGTTCAACGCCGTTCCTGATAATGCGTGTCCGTTTAACTGGAATACTTTCGGAACTACGTTTGAATCAATGTAGGTCTTAGAGTAAACATCACTAATATCTGCTGCTACCAAAGTAATGTTAGCTGTAAGTGCTTTACCATTGACAGTACGTGTGATTGGTACGTAGTTACTGAGATCGGTAGCGGCTGCCGCACCAAGTTCTGTTAGCGTTGGTTTATCGGCACTGGTGTAGATCTTGTACCATGCCCCGTTACTTGCTGATGAGAAGTTACGGATGTTCAGTACGGGCGTACCGGTTTTGTTCATTACCAGTTGAGTACCGTTAGAACCATCAAGGTTAGTGATACCCAACATATCAACACCTGTTGGTGCGTTGGCTGCTGCGATCTTAACGAATGAGTTACCATCACGGCCTTGATAGCTTGGGAACTCGTTACCGTTCGAACCAACACCCCAATCACCACGATAAAGTTCAACTACAGATTCATCAAGAATACCTGCTGATACCTGGTTTTCTGGTGTGAAGACGTATGAGCGGGTAACAACCTGATCCATATCTGACGTATCTGATACGCTGGATAAGTACCCGTTATAAAGCACATAGTTTACGGTTGTATCGTTTGAACCTTCATCAAGCATTTCTACTTTGACTTGTACTAACTGCTGAGAATCAACAGCAGAATCAAGTACGGCGTTTTCACCTGGAACGTAGTTAACTTGAATAGTCATATCACCATATGAACTATCGCCCGCTACTTTAGAGGTGTAAGTACTATTATATGTTTCTACAGTTGAAACAGAAGTTGATTCACTAAAACTTGGAAACGCTGAAAGGTTTTCAACTTGAACAAAAGTACGGGAATTTGGATCAACGTTAGTTGTATCGGTATTAATCCATACTGTAGTTAGATTCCCTAAAAATGTTTGAGCCATAATTATTCCCCATAGCTAAAAGATAGTGTTTGCGTATGAACATATGCGGTTTCCGTGGCTTCGGCTTGGGAAGTCATTAGACTATCTTCAATTCGGATATTGAATAATGGCATTGGAAGTTGCTGGTTTAGTTCATCAAAGAAACCAGATGTATAAAGTGCTTCAAGAATCTTTTCTATTTCATCCGAAGCACCTTTATATGATTGCCCTACAGCTACAAACTCAACTCGAAATTCACATAAATTTCTAATAGTTGATGGTACGATTTGATTGTTTAAAATTTGATTTGCTTTGGCTATCTGTGTACGTTGTACTGAAGAATCACCAATATAAACCATTGTGGTATCATCTACTGTTGCTTTTGATGGATATTGTAGATTAACAATTACTGCTAATTTATTAATCAAATACTTTCTTATTGTATAGTCTACCGTGAACATATTATATTTCCTCTTCTAAATCGATCTTGCGAATATAGTGATAGTTAGAGATACCGCTTGTATCATCATCTATTCTATTTACTAGGTATTCGGTGTTATCAATTGTGAAGGTACTATTTAGTTTAATTCCTGACTTGGCACTAAAATATGTCACGGTAGTTTGACTATCATCGAAAAAAAGCTCGTCCTGTTCAAAAATTGCGGTAATCGTTATTGATACACCATCTTGAACAATGACGAGCTTTTCACCAAAAGCATTAAGTAGTGACTCTATTTGCGAGTTACTAAGAAATGCTTTCATTTGTCATACCTGTATTAAGCTAGGTTTAGTACTAGGAATGCTTCATCGTGTGCTAGAGCATGAGATTGGAAGCTGAAAGTACGTAGAACAATACCCATAGAGTTACGTTGAGTTGTATCATCGCGATCCATAGTTACTGAACCCCATTGAGCCATGATGATATTTGACCAATCGCCAAACACAATAGCACCAGCGGCAACTTGAGTAGATTCAATAATACGTACTGAATCAGCTAGGATACCGTCACCCATATAGCCTTGTAGCAAGTACTTAGCAGCGGTGTTAGAACCATCTAGAGTAGTACGTAATACCGCAGCGGTAGTAGGATGTACAATAGCAACTACATTCTCAACACGTACATTAGCAGCAGCTAGAGTAGCTAGAGCACTAATAACATCGGTTTTGGTTAGAGCAGCAGTTAGGGTTACTTCTGGAGCCTTAGCAACAACATCAGCAAGAATTAGACGTTCTAGTTTTAGAGCAGCACCCTTAACCATCGCATCTTGAATATACTGTTCAGCAGTACTAGCAGATTTGATTAGAGTACGAGTTAGTTCAACAGAACCGGTAAAGATTTCTGGCTTTAGAGTGATCTTCTCAAAAGCGGCGTTATAAGATGGTGATGGAGCACCTTCAGTAACATAACCGAAGTTATCAGTGAAATCAGCAGATAGTTTAGGTAGAACTAGATTACCTTCACCTTCTAGATTTGCGAATACTTGTACAGGTAGAGTAGCAAATACTGACTGAGCACGTAGCACATCAATATAAGAATCTGCGTATACTTCTTTAACTAGAGCAGCACCGCCAACAGTAGTAGAAGTACGGACGAAATCACCCGCAGGGATTTCAGTTTTACCAGCAAAATTACCTTCACTTAGTGAACGAATTAGGCCATTTAATACGGATTTTTCCATTTTGATTTCCTTATCATGATTAGGATTTGTTTTTGTATTTAGTGTGCGTTTGAAGTACTCAACTGAAATTCCATTTTCAATTGCTTCAGACACATCAATATTTAGAACTACGCCGATTGATTCCAATTCACGTTTACGTTCCACTTCTTCTGTAGAATCTTCTACTTCAGAATCATCAGTACTTTCTTGTACTTCTTCGCGTTGTTCTTCAACGTCGATTTTATTTATCATTTGTTCAAGCAAGTCTGGACGATTAGCCATTAGTGCTAATAGTTCTTCATCGCTCATACGTACTTCTTCAGATTCTGCTACTTCTTCTTTCTCGGTAATTTCTTCTTCAGATTCAACTTCAGTACTAATTACTTCTGATTCATCTTTGATTTCAGGTTCAGTACTTTCAATTTCATTTTCATCTTCCATGATCATATCCTTCTGGTTGTCATCATTGTTATTTATCAATGAACGACCAACACCAGCCAATACATCAGCAGGTACAGTTACCAGTGATATTTCATATGGGGTGAAATGAGTTACGTAGATAATGTTACCTTCAATACGGTAATCATTAACTGTGTAACCAAAACTAATATGTGTTAATACACCTTCATTGATTTGCTCCCATTCTTTTTCCGAAGCATTGGAAATCTGTAATACAGCACGACCTACTTTATCTGAATCAATACGTGCTGATAGTACTTTGCCAATCAAATGATCTCGGTCATGATTGAAAAGTACTGCCCCTGAATTGTTCAAACGCGATAGGTCTACATTTTCTGGATTACATAGAAGTACTTCGTTATATAACTTTCCTTCTATTTCACGTGCTACAGGAGTTTCAGAACAAAAAGCAACTTCAACGGTACGATTATCAGAATTAATCGCCGTTGGTAGGCTTAATTCCCTCGTCTGGTTTTTGATTTTCATCTAGAACTTCCTTGTTCATATTTTTCTCATTCTCTATTTCTTGAAGTACAACACGTGGATCACCGCCCATTTCACTAATTACCTGTGTACGGGATTTCAAACCAGCATCAATAGCAGCTACTTCACATTGAATATCCTTCAATGGATCAAGTGAAATAGGTTTAGTAGGGATATAACGAGCACATACAAGATCATCGAAATCAGAAAAACTTAATTTCAACTTACTATTATTTAGCATTTCGTTTTTTAACCAAGCCGTATAAATTGGCTTGAGTACTTTATTTATGAGTACATTAGTTCGAGTACTGAATGTTGTAGCTTGTAGACGTTCGGCAAGTTTCGCAGCACTAAATGACGCATCAGCGGTACTTCCCATTAGGGATTGCTTAGTGACATTTAAGCCCATTGAAATATTATCAAATAGCACATCTGTGAATTCTGCTATACCGTCAACACCATTACGAGGATCAACCGATTTAACATCTTGATTAGCATTTAATTCAAAGATAGCACCCGGCTCTAAGTACTCGTTATAAATCGCTGTATCTTGTTCACCTTCAGATAGTGCTAATTCATTGTTATTTCCATTATTGGTAATAAATGTGGTTACACTGGCTGAGATTCGTTTAGCAAGTAATGCCGCTTCCTGGAAGTTCTTTAGGTCTGCTAATACTTTAGTACTGGCAATTAGATCCGGTATACCGCGTTCCTGTGTGGCATCATCCATAACAAAGTAATGTAGAATTTCACTTGCTGGTACAACTTCATAACTAGTAGCATCATATGTATATGTTACTGGATTATATTTAGCGAAATAGTAGTTTACAGGTTGACGGTACTTGTTATATTCAATTCCATTACTGATATATCCATCTGCCAGTACTGCGTTATTCAATTGAGTCAATCTAGCAGAATCGATAATTTCAATTTTGATTGAGCGGTTAAAATTATGAATACGTACAAACGCTTCACCATCACGGCAGCGGTGTTTCTCTAGTACTTGTGCGAATAGATCAAAAGTCATTGAGCCATCAATAGAGAATTTACTAGCATCATAAGCCCAACGATCAAATAGTTTTTCTAGTTGTTGGTTAATGGTATGTTTGGTTTCTTCATCAACATCAATATCTACTGATGGTTTTACATAGATACCATTACTGCCTACTACACCATCTACAGAAAGCATCATGTACTTACGTGCGATTGGGTTTACTAGTGTTGCGTCACGTGATTGATTACGCCATTCTGATAAATGCCATTTAATGATGTTATTAATACTTACTGAGTTAGTACCGACACCAAAGCCGAAAGCATTCACACTATTACTAGTTGTACGAATCTGGTTTAAATCACGTTGTAATGTTTTACCAACATGTTCACGGACTTCATTAATTTTCTGTACTGGTTTTGGTTGTTCTGGTTGTTTTTTCTTAAACCACATTAGCGAGTACCCCAACGATTTGGATAGTTAGGATCTCGGAATACAGTCATACTCTTAAATGGTTTACTTGAACCGGATGTAGATTGACCATTCATTTTAGCCCATAGAGAATTAGCACGTTCAATATAACGAGCACGGATTGCTTCTAAGTTTGCTAATGACTCACTAACTAGAGTTTTATTATTAATTGTAATGCTGTAGTTAGCACCACCTTGTATTTTTGCTTCAATTACTGCTTCGATCTCTTCAATCATCTTACGAATACGTGCGTATTCTTCAGTATGTTTAGTTGGATCGATTACTTCACATTGGGAAGTACTGGCAATGCCATTAGTAATAGTTGTACAGAATAGCTTTTCTGAAGCAACGTTAGTTTCAAAGGTGATAGTAAATGAACCTTCACTATCACTATTACTGTTATCTAATGTAATTGAATTACCAGTACTGACATATGAAATAACGAAAAGTGTTTTAGCTGGAATTGTTACAGTGTAATCATATGGGTTTGAAACCATATAAATCTTTTCTGGTAAAATTGCCATTGGATATCCTTATCATTTTACGTTTTTCCAAACCAGTTTGAACCCACACCAGTACGCCTAGAACGTCTGGTACTTTGGGTAGGTTGTGATTCTTCTGGTTTATTTATCTTTTGTGGTAATGATTTGGCTTTATGTTCGCGTAGTTTTCTAAACGGTTGCGTACCTAATTGTGATTGGGAATATACGATTGCGATCATTCCATAGACCAGACAATCCAGAGCCTCGTTTCTCTTCTGCCCTTTCTTTAGTCGCCATACTAATTTACCACCAGCAGGTTTTAGTTCTTCAGAGGATAATTGTTCAAAGTAATCTGATGGTAGAGTACTGGAAAAGCGTAATTGTATTGGTGCGTTCTCTGCTTCAGTACTGAGCATCAAGTTTAAAAGTTTACGAATAGTATTCTTTTGCTCGTGAACATTTAGGATCTGTAGTTTATATCCGGCCTGTGTACTCTGTTTGAATAGGTCACTTGTAGTACTGCTAGAACCCTTAATAGGATGATACTTAGCCCAACGTGCGGTAAACTTCTTAACCGTATCTGTAGCGTTACCGTTCGAGCTATCCACGAATACGGCAAGTGTAGGTACTATGCGACCGTCAACACTTCGGAAATCTTGACGGCAAAACTGATCTAAGTCCTTCCATGCTTGAGATTCAATCTTGGTACAGTCATGACCATAGAAGAATTCATGAGAAAGCACGTAAATGTTCTTTTCATCAAAGCCTAATACAGTAGCTTCTAAGCGGTCTAATTGCTGATCCACTGCTATAGTTATTCCTAGAGTACTTTCAGGTATTTTATGTAGATTAAATTCATCTTCACGTAATGATTCCAATCGAAGTATATCTAGTTCTTTTGCGTATTCATCTTCATAGGGCAATCCCAATTCATTATTATAAAATGTTTGAAGATTGAAATTATAAAGAGCATCGGCAAACTTACTAACCATTTCGGAAATAGTATTTAATGGTGAATACATACGTGATATTTGGTATCCCACTACACCCGGATCACCATCAGTACTAGTAGCTATCCATCTACCGTTATCGATCATTTGGTGGCGTGTATGCTCGTCTATATCTTCCTGACAATGAGGACAAATTAAACGGGTAGTTGTACTGTCTGGTATTGAACGTCCATTCTCTAACTGTTTGTGATAAAATGCTACTTGTTCCCATTCAAATGTATATTCATGACCGCATGTGTGAGTGACGTACCAACGGCGTTTATCTGATAGATTATATTCACTGTTAATCAAATCATCTTTATATAATGGGGTACTTGAAATAACAACTAGAGCATCATCACCGAAAGTACTAGTACGTGCTTCTGCTAGTTTAATTGGATTACCTTCATCAGTAACACCTACGTTTGATACTTCATCAAGTAGAACTACACGGCAAGTAATACCGCGTAGGTTTCCTGGTGTATTGAGGTTTAGCCAGTACACAAAAGTACCGTTTATCATTTGTGTTTGTTTTGCGTTATTGGCTGCGTTCTTATCGTTCTTGTCTGTTACTAATGGGCTTAGTACTTCACTGGTTTCAATAGCTGGTAGAAATTTACCATCCTTGAATTTTTTCACTTCAGATTCAGAACTACTACCAAAAGCAAAGTTACATGGATCATTTGCCATAAGGTTAAATGCTATTGATTGTAGTACTGTGGTTTTCAAAAGCTGAGAACAAGACTGTAAAACGATCTTCTTTGTACTTCTATATTGTGCTATATCCATTGGTTCGCGTTGAAAAGAAAACGGAACCCAATCAAGACCCATATTAGGACCATCTACAAACTTTACTACACCGTTACTTATCCATTGGCTTGTTTTCTGTATCTTCGGTGGCTGTATAGTCGGCAGTACTTTCATCAGTACATGCGTTAATTTCTTCTTGTTCGTTTCCATCTTCTAATATTTCTTCATCCGTGGGTAGTTCAAATTCCATGCTTCCTAGCTGGAATAAAGTACTATCAATATGTTGTTTTAATATATCTCGTAAATCTTTTGCGTCTGTCTGTGCGAATAACTCTAAGTATGTTTTACTAGGGATTGCTCTCATTGCGGTTTTAACTTGAAAGAGGTATTCAGTTAATACTTGTTCAAGATATTCAGTACTAACTACCGTTCCATGTTTCACCTGTAATTCAAGTTCAGATAATGCCGCTTCTGCTTTTAGTTTACGTAGACGTTCTTGATCTATTTGTTCGCGTGTATCGGTATTACGTAATGGTAGAATTACATTCTGTACTATCCATGCTCGTGTATCAGCTTCTTCAGTACCTTCACCAATTGGCATACCCTGTGCTTTCCATTCGCGAACTGTGCTTTCGTTATACCCGTACTGCTTCGCAAGCTGATTCATGCTAATGTTCTTATTCATCTGTTTAACGTTTCGCCTCTTTATTATTTTTTCACATATATTTAAAACAAAGTGCGTCGAAATCTACGCGGTGTTTTAAAGCCCAAAGAGAACCTAAATGAAAAAAGTTCTCATATTGTCGAGTTATTTTTCTTTTCTGAATTGATTGATCAATAGAGCAATTCGATAGTTATCTATAGGTCTACCGTTCAATGATTCATCTTGAAATAGTTCCTGAGTCAAGCACTGTAGATAGTCGAGGTGTACTCGCTCTGAGCCTTTGTAATCGTCTATTGTGTTCCAGTCATAAACCCATCTACCGATTGTGTAGCTGTTCTGGTGATTCACTGTGATGTATTTATAGCTGAGTACTAAACGGTGTTGGTTGATGAATAGCTTGTATGATTCATCAAACGTGATTTGAGCGTTGATTAGCTTATCTGAGCGGGAATACTCATAACCTGTATAAGTACCGTCTATGAGCTGGTAGAGCCTTTAGGGAAGTGTAATGTGATGTTCATTGGTTTACCCCATAGTTGTTGTCTATAGGGTATTTACTATGGTGTTAGAGAAGGTTGTTTATCTTGTCAAACGGTACTGATCGGTACAGGTATCCTTGTACTGCCGTTACTCCAGCATCGCGTAGTACTGGTAGCTCCTGGCGTTGCTCTACTCCCTCCACGATCACATACGGGCAGTAGTTCATGATGTTCTTCATCAGTACGTTGAATGTAGGTTTCTGTACTTCCTCGCGATAGAACGCCCTATCGATTTTGACCGCCTCATAGCATCCAGTAGTTAACGCTGCGACGTTAGCCCGACCGGAACCAAGGTCATCAAGAAACAAACGATAGCCTACGTTTAACAGGGTACTAAGTACCGGGTGTTTGATACCCAATTCCAGCCCTTCAAAGTCCTCTGAGATTTCTAACCTTACGAATTCTAGCTTATCCAATAATCTCGTTACATCAGTATCAAACACACATAGCCGTGCCTGTACGGTATCAATGTTAACGGTACAGAAAAGCCGGTGATCCCTGAACCATGACGCCTGTAATTCGATGGCCTGTAGTTGTCGCTTAAGTAGTTCCTTCTTCGCTTCAACAGACATGGCCATTATGAAGTACTTGCTGTTCAGTACAGGCAAGTCCTGGCGATGGAAACGGGTTAAAAATTCACAACCTACCAGTTGGCCTGAAGTTGTCATGATCGGCTCTGCTATAAAGCTAGTTATTATCATCTAATTGATCTCTTTAATCGATCGATACTCAATTATTGATCGTTTTAATCTATTAGTATAGAAATTATTCGCCTAAAGAAAATCATTTAACTCATTGAATATGATCGTTTTTATTGTATTTTTAGCGTTTCGTCTTGTGCTTAAGCTTTGTACTGTATAAATTTACAGTAGTTAATGGTTAGTGGAGGGCTAAGAAATGGGCAATAAGAACGGTTACGATCCATCCATACGTAGAGGTGTTCATCAGTTCTCACACGCTGGGATTTGGTTCACGGTCTGTTATCGGGGAAGCATTCTTGAACAATTCAAGTTTGGTGATCGGGTGATATTTGAAGGTTCTGTAGGCGGGTTGTTCTGGTTGGGAACGGTTGAAAGGGATTGTTTTGTACTGATTAGCGAGACACCCTTTAGCAAGGTGTTGGATGCTCTAGTTTATCTACATGCTGAACGCCGTGTGGTTGAACAACATGCTGATGATTGGTTCTGTGGGCAAGAAGAACTGCCATTCTAAAAAATGCCCCTACACATGGACGGTCCCATTGAGTAGGACAGTTCATGCTATTGGGGCATATTCAATTACTTAATAAGTATTGAGTAAAATCTTCTTGTTTGTACTATTGCGACAATAAAGCACCCAATAGCAAAGCATACTTTCATACCATCTTCTATTGGGTGTACATTTAATACATATCTAATTATAAAGTTGAATACTGAAAGCGTTACAAACCAATACAGTAGGAAATACAAAAATGAAAACAGGCGGCAAAGTATATTGCTACTTTTAATATCAAAAATCTTTGCTGTCAGTTTTGTTAATGGTGAGAAAAGCATCGCGACAAAACCAGGTATTATAGTAATTAGAAATATCGCAACTAACATCAAAGGCACTTTTACATATTCATTGCCATTTGGACCAATTATAATAATCAAACCAGTGATAGCAGTGATCAGCCCACCAATCAATAGTTCTTTCGTTCCCTCGAACATATCAGAGATATTTTCAACAGTAATTTTCATTTTAGCACTCTTCACTATAGGCAAGTTCTGAATGATAATATCATTTACAAATTAAAAAAGCCCTGTAGATTCACATCATACAGGGCTTAGCACTGAAATTTTCAGATTATTTCGCTACTACCTGCCAGCGTCCACCAGGCTTTGTAATCTCATACTGGTACTGATCATCACACCATACATCTATACGGCCTGAGAAGTTCGCATTGCTAAACGTAGTGACTTTATCGCATGTGTAATCACGCTGGATAAGAGCCTGAGCGAAATCCTTAGCGTCCTGTAACTCTTGATTGGTGAGCTGGGTAGACGGTTCTTCCTTCTGTGCTTCATGCTTAACATCTCCACCTGAGATTTTGAAATACAAAGCGATGAGCACCAACAAAACTACAATAATTTTCCCCATTAGTAACCCTTGTGAACTATCTAGAATACAAGAGGTTGTTTCAACACCCTCTAAGTCACAATGGGTAGTATCGGCCTTATGTAGAATTTCTTTACTTACATGTAAACTGAAGGGGGAGTAACAGTACTGAGGGCTATCGTATGGTAGCTTCACGCCACACCCACACCTTCAACAAACCTACCCATAGTGGGGGGCGTGAGGTTATGAGTGTACTTTAGGTATGATATAGAGGTAAAGCCATATAAGATTATCGATAAGTTTTTTTAAAGTTAATCCAAAAGCAGAATGCCCTTACCAAGTAGTAAAGGCATTGAGAAAATTAATAGCTAAGCTGTTTTATCTCTGTTGGTGCGATTGGATACTGGTATTCAGGAATAACCAATCTACAAAACATATCAAATTTAATAAGATGTTCCTTAACCTGATCGATAGGAACCCCAACATGACGTAATGAATTGATAAGAATGTCATTATCAAAATCAGGTCTGCCATAATACGCACATTTATTATCCATGATGTGGTTATAGAACTGTAGTACATCATTATAAGTCTGAATTTCAGTATCAGTTTTATAATCAAATGACTTTACTGACATGTTTCCGTCAATGCTTTCAATGCTGACTCGTAAACTATCGAAATGTAAAAAAGCACTACGAAATTCACTTTGAGGCTTATCTATATTTTGGTCTGAGATATTAATGAAAGTTTCCGCTCTCAGGTCTAGTAGATTAGAAAAAAGATCACCCTTCTCTATAGTTACTAAATCATCAGTACGAGTATAGACGCCATCCTCAAAATGATAATAGTAATATTTTTCATTATCAACTAACTTATAAAAACCAGTAATATCATCTTTCATGCGAAAGATGACACCATCCACTAATTCTATAGCAGAATAGTCACATTTATTATAATTCATTTTTCTTCCTTAACTAGGGTACGTAGAACATAATATAGTCTATATATGAAATGTCGGGATACGTCTGAGGATTTGTTAGTAAAACCTCATGTGAACTAAGGATAGTCCGGGCTAACTGAGTAAACGAATCATCGCTGCTTTCACTCAAGCGATATATCTCATATATACCATTATCAAGGGGAAGAATTTTATAGCACATAACGATTCTAGATATTAATTTGTCAGCCTTATAAAGTCATAGCGAAGTGTTAGACTTTCAATATCGATTAATTTACAAGAGTTAAACAAGTAACCTTGTACACCCCACACCTCTAAACGCCTTGCTAGTTCAAGTTGTTCATCTGTCTCTACTCCCTCAAAGACAATTTTGTCACATTTCTTTTTATAGAGTACAAGACCATTAAAGGGTTGCTCTTTCTTGGCTTCCCGCCAGAAGTATTCACGATCAATCTTGATTAGTTCATACTGAGAGGCATCGACCATGCTTATATCACAGTACCCTGCCCCCATGTCATCCAGCCATACCTTACCCAATCTAAGACAGAGTGCTTCTGTTAGCTTAGTACGGGTTTGTAACTCGCATGTGGCTAGGCTCTCTGAGATCTCAAGCCGCACATAATCCATACCCTTTAGTAAACAGTCCTCTTCAGGTGTTCGGTTGATACATTCGATCATATCCCTATTAACATTGAGGCTACATAGAAGATTGTTTTCTATGAAGAACGCACTTTTCTCTCTGATGGCGATGATTTGTTCTTTGAGTAACAAGCACCTTTCTTCATTGTTCATGCTGTCAATGACGGCATCAGGTGGTATGTACTTTCCATCTTGATCTTGGAAACGAGTTAAGATTTCAACACCTTTTAACTTCATAGAAATGGGGTCTACCAATGGCTCCACAATGAAAAAATGTTTCATATCAATCACTTCCCCAGCTCAGCATTGTAAGCACTAAAATTTTTGTTAAGTTACTTATTCTTTTTTAACTACCTTTATTTCTAAACATACTTAGAATTTACATGTTTTCAAGGTTTCGAATGTAAATTGTGTACTTGTCTCTCATATCCGGTTTTCATAGTGTTTAATACTGGATTTCAATCATTTACGTAAGCATCATCTTTCCTAATGATTTCTTAATGTTAATCGGTACTAATGAAGTCGCAAATAGACCTTAAAGGTTATATGGGATTATCTGATGATACTATCTTTAGATGATTAGATAAGATATTAATTACTCGGATTATTGTATCTAACTCTAAGTTAACTAATGATTGTAGGAAGTATACTGCCTAATCATCTGATAAATCCTTAGTTCTGGTAGTACTGACCCAGTAGTAGATTAATTAATAGTAAGGGCTTAAACAGCCCGATAACCCGACAAGGGCAAAGCCCGCGTAGTTACTCCAAAAGACGGCAGACCCAAAACAGTTTTGGTTTTCACTTCCTTCAGTAGTCGATAGACAAAAACCAAAGGCGTGGCGTACTTCGAGTGACTAGCGAGAAAAACGCAAGTTTACGATCTTATCTTTTTGGTTTTACAGAGACTAACGAGCAAAGCGAGTTAGGCTCTATGAGACTTAATAGACAAGTAAGGCATTTACTTTAAAGTGTATATTATATTAAGTTACGGGAATCAATATATGGTGTGTAACCCGTTGATTTTACTACTATATATTGTGGTATTAACCGTATTTTACGCATAATAACCGTATTTTAGACGTATACAATACGGATATAGTTACGGTTATTAATTCAATATAAATCAATCACTTATTTATTGCCACTAGTTTTTCAATTAGGGTATCAAGATCAGCACCTTCATTTTTTAGCAATTCAACAAGTGCTACATGTTCTTCAGTTACGGTTTTCTTTGGTTTGTATTGCTTCATTCTATTAAGGGATTTCCCTTCCTTTACCAGTACTTCAAACGCCTGTGATACTAGGGTTGCTATGCGTTTGTACTTTTCACGCGATGATTTACTATCTGGATAGTTTTGATTTTTATTCTGTCTGAATAGTTTTAGATGTTCAAATACCATCACTTCACTGAATTCAGGAGCACTCTTTACTATCGCAAATACATCTTCTTCCGGTACACGGTGTTTACCTAGAAAAGTACTTTCCTGTATTATTCTACGCATTACTTCTTTTGCTTCACTCGATAGTGAATTAAAGCAAATGAAACGTAGTTCATTCTGGATCATTTGATTATTGTGTATTGTTTCTTTTCTTGCCATTATAATCCCCCCTTAATATGGGGCTGTCACTCCTACATGATAGCCCCTAAGTTATTATGCTTTTTTGATAATTCTTGTGTAACTATTTCGTGTGGTATTACGGTTCCATAGTTGATTGAAGTGAGATGTAATCCCAATGTATGAGTACTTTCCAGTATTCCACGCAGCAATGATTTGTACTCTCTCTTCTTCGGTGAATCTATTCCAGCTACGTTTATTTTTCGCTTTTGCCATATTCTCTTTTTGTGTAATCCATTGTAGGTTATCCACGTGATTGTTTAGGGGATTACCATCAATATGATCAACAACTAATTTCAATGATTCATCACGTTCAATAAAAGTTTCTGCGATTAGTCGATGTACTTCTACAGTTCTACTATCACCACCTTTAACAGATAGTGATACTTTGTAGTACCCATTAGATTTTGAAGGGGTTAGCTTTAGTAGTGTTTCTGTCTTAGTATTGAATACATCACCTTCATTACTTACTACATAATATTCATATTTTGTTTCTTTCCAGATTTTCATATATAACTTCCATATTACCCGCGTTACTTCCTGTAATCGCGTTTCTACTTATTGTGTGGTTAGTAGACAACCAATTAATTACTTACTGTTTAGTACAATGTACTGATCAATTAAGTAACCTACAGCAGAAGATAGAGTACCTTTTGATACCTTACCTTCATCAATCAATTCCTTTAGTACTTCAACCTGTGAATTAGATAAACGTGCGGTTATTACGTTATCTTTTCTATCCTTAGATTTATTATTCTTCATTTAATTAACTCATGTGATTTGTATACGTATACATTATTTATCCCAAGAAAAAAAGATAGCCCTTTTTAGGGGGCTATACTTTAGCAATATAGGAGAATTATAATGTTACCATCTATTTAGTCTCTGATGGCTGGAGAAATTGAATTATACTTCGCAGTTCGGCTACGTGAACATTTTCGATCACTCAGAAAGCCACATCTATATTATAGGACATTTTTTGCGTCTGTCCCAAATATGTTATAGATACCTACATTATACCGTGAAAAAATCACCCGATCCAAAATTCTTAGGTTTTTTTCTTGCGTAATACATTAGTACTTTTATTTATGTATTGTCTTACGTGACCTTCTACAAATCGTATCTTTATTGGAAGTGCTAGTACTGTGAGAATCATAAACATCAATACTAGTATTGTGTAGATTGGGAATAGTAAGAATTCAATTAATAGTTTTAGCATGTATACGCCTCCTGTATTGTATACATTTATTTATATAAAGAGGCGTAATCATGTGAGTTATTATAATAGAAGTACTGATATGAACATACCAGGTTAGAACATTTCAATACTTATAGCCCCTGAATCCTTCCAGGGGCTATAATAAGGTAATGTACCTTTAACCGTCGACAAACGGTAGAGGCGACAAACTCATTTCAGTACTACCATTCACAAACAGGAATTTTGGCTTTTGTATTATATCAAATAGAAGGTTTTTTCACCAAGAAAAATCTCACATCGCCTAATATCAGTCACCCTTACAAATCACTTAACGCAAATCTTCGCTGTAACGCGTTTTGAGAGGCTCTATAACAAAACCACACCAACGTATTACCATATACGAAAAAGCCCCGCATACGAACGTACACGAGGCAAAAAATTAAACTTAAAACGTAAAAATCTTGTTTTTACAATAATAAAATACTTATCGAAAAGTTAGATAGTCTGCCTTGCGATTTATGATAACTTGTACTATTCAACGCTAAAGATAGTCAGCTTTACTATTGTTCTTCAAACATAAAAACACCCTGCTAATACCATCAAATACTAGCAGGGCAAAAAAATGTATCGTATTTCGCTTACGTCCCATGATAACTATCATCAAAGTACTGCTAACTACTCAACTGATACTACTTTATTATTATTGTCAATTTAACTATAGACTACTTTTAAGTAGATCACTATGTATTTTGGAAGTAACGTTAGATTTATCACAAAAATACATGTAATGATTGTTAGTTACATTTTTAAAAGAGAAATACTATCATTACTCAACTTTGTATTTTTCAATAAATCCTTCACGGCTGAAGCAAGATTCTAAAATCACATTTTTAGCGGATCTGACGACGTTACAAGTTAATTTAAGGGTTTATTTCGTTTTATGTTTAGGATACTCGTTAATTAGTAAATAAGAAACTCATATTATTTCGCATCCATACACCTACGGCATCAATGCCATCTACAGCATCTACATAGTTCAGCAATAGCGAGTAATCAATGATTGAAAGATCTTCTTTAGTCTGCTGAAAACGGATCTCACCACCTTTAACACTAATTACGAAAGATGGTGTGTAATAGAACTTAGCACCATCAACATCGTCAATGATCACCTCACTGATTAACTTTTGTTCCTTCTTCTTATTTTCTATAAAAAGGACATGACTTTTCAGCTCGTTTTGCTTGTAGATAATGTCAATTGTGTAAAAATTGCCATTACGCTTAAGGCGAATATTAGAAACAATCTTGTTAAGTTCATTCTCATAACGTGTGCGTATATCGACGTTATTTACATTATATAATTCAGTAACGTTAACATCCTGTAGTACTGGCACATCTACTTGTACTGTAGCTAATGAAGCCTGACGTGCTAATAATTGCTCTAACTCTAACTTGGCATCATCCAATTCTTCCCGCATTTCAAAAGAGACAGCTTTACCAGCACTTTTACGCCGTTCAATACCATTTTCATAGTTAGTGATCTGATCCTTAACTTGATCGATTTGAATACGTATCACTTCAATTTCAGGATTGAATTCTTGTGCTTTAATTACAGTGTTCAGATCCATACCTAATAAATGCTCTACTACAAAACGCTCTACTGTTTCATAGGTCATAGCTTTATTTTCGCAAAGTCCATCACGTTCATTGAGGCAACGAATGTATCTATATTCCTCGATTTTTGGTTCGCCTTTTTTTGGTGTACGTTTAGCACGAACCACATTATGATACATTGATCCGCCGCATTCTGTACAACGTGCGATACCACTAAACAAATTACTTTTAATCAGTACTTCTTCCTGCCCTTCTTTCTTAACAGTAATACGACCAGCATTAGGACGACGAGACTTTAGCAATTCCTGTACTAATTCAAATTCTTCTTCATTAATCACTACAGGGTACACGTCCATATCGTACTTTTTCTGAGTTACTGGATTTTCAATATCATCATGGTTACGGATGATTTCTGAAATGAAAATCTTACCAGTTACACGGCGATTAGTAAGAATCTTATGGACAAGTTCACCAGTCCACGGACGATTAAATTTATATTGCTCACCTTCTTTCCTTTGAAGTTGTTTAGCAATAGTTGGACACCCCATGCCAGTTTGATAAAGAGCAAAAATCTCTTTAACTACTGCTGCTTTCTCATTAAGTACATACTTATCATTTTCTACTTCGATCCATTGAGGACGTTTATTAGTTACAATAGTACCTTTGTTGAATGCTTGTTCGCGTTTCTTCGCCCACCCTTTACGAATACGATCACTTTTATACTTAGATTCATCATATGCCCGTTGAGCATTCATCATCACAAAAGGCAGATCTTTAGAATTACTACGGCTGATAACTATGTTAGCCATCACATCATGAATAGCTACGTTATGTGCCATTAAAGCATTGATGTAACGCATCACATCAAACGGGTTCTGGCGGCTAAAGCGGTCTATAGATTCCACTACCAATATAGAACTATCCCACATACCATTACGTACTTGTTCCATCCATGCCCCTAACTCACCCTCTGAGATGTTTAAACCCTTAAAGGCAGAGACACCTTGATCCGAAAGTACTACTGGGGCTGGATCATCCATTTCTGCACAAATGCCAGTACGCTCTAAGTAGCCTTCTAATAGTTCTGCTTGGCGTGCGATACCTGACCCGTCTAGCTGCTGATCCGAGCTAACACGATGATAAACAAATATTTTTTTCATGTTAAACCTTCTAATTTTTGTTTGTATAAGCATAACACACTTGTATGATTATCAGGCAAAAAAGGTTTTAGAATCCGATCCGCTGCCCGTGCCTCAGGCGCTGCAATTGATTGATCTGCTTGATGAGCATGCTATTCACGGCCTGATGTACGTGGATAACGCAATGGTGTATGAACGTCCGACAGGCCACGTGATCCGCACCAGCAACTGGGCATTGTCTCTGCCTGAAGCGCAGCGTCCGGTCTTTACCCAGGTTTCCT